GTTGCAAATTCTCGCAATATGGAGATTTCTACTGCTGGTTCAAACCAAACACTGGCCGATACGGTACAGATGCTTGGCGAGAATAACTCCAACTTGTTAGCTCGTGTGGATGAATTAGAGAACGCTCTTCGCATTGTAAGGTCTATCCCAACAGCTACCGAAGAACCTACACCTCCTAAAGCCTTCAAAGTCGCCACACCAAAGGAAGTCAAGAAATGATAGTATTGACAGTTATAGCCCTGGGACTACTTGGGGTAGTAATTTGGTTGGTTCGAGAGAACCGGAGATTGACACAGATGGTAATTTCACGGCACACAGGCGATTTCACGGCTATGGTACGCGCTGAAAAGAAGCTTGCCAATGTTAAGAAAGACAAATCTAAAGATGAAGGATACCATACCTGGCGTATTCCGTCTGAAGGTGTAGCACCGTGAAACCCTGGGAACCACCATCAGCTGCCGATGTTATTGACATGTGGCAGAAAGCTGACCAATACCTTGTAAAAGAACGACGCGACTACTGGATGAATGCGTCGTATTACGCTTCTCACCAGTGGATTTGGTGGGACTTTACCCGCAATATCGTACAGGAACTCGATTACGCCAATGAAGCGGAACGCGGATCTCGTATTACTATTGATAAATACGGGCCACGCTGTCGTAGCTTGTTGGCTCGTCTGACCCGTTCTGAGCTTATTTGGGAAGTCCAACCTACCGGTATGGACGATTCTTCAATGCGTAGGCAGCGTCTTCAAGAACAATTGTTGATGGGTGAACAGCGCCACAATGACTGGGAAGATGTTCGTGAAATGTCCCTTCTTCAGACATTGTTTGGTGGTGCTAGCGCTATTGCTGTTGACTGGGACCCAGATAAGGGTGAGGATTACATGATTGATCCCATCTCACAGATTTCTGTTCCAATGGGTGGTATTCGTCTTACTCCGCTTGGAATCAATGAATTTACCCTTGAGCCAGGTTCCCAAAACGCTGCTGATGCGCGTTGGTGGATCCGTTGCACAAGTCTTCCACCAGAACAAGTACAGGAAAGATACGGTCTTGAAGAGGTTCCTAAAGCCGACGCTGAAGCTATGCTTTCTAGCCGCCACCGCAGCATTTTGTTACGTCGCCCTGGTGGAGCGCCGCCACGTACAACGCTCGTCTACGTGTACTATGAACGGCCCACCTCGCGCGGTCCGGGATGCGTGGTTCACGTTGTAAACGGCAAGATCGTTCTGCTCGAAGAACAGTGGCCATTCCCGTTCAAACACTTGAACATGGCTCTTTTCCGTCAGAACAAGATCCCTAACACATGGGTGGGTCATACTCTCCTTACCCCTGCTCGTGACGTTCAGTACGCATACAACCGCGCTCGTTCAACAATCTTGGAACACATGCGTAAAGCTGCTAACGCTCGATTGATGATCCCGTCAGGATCGGTAGACGATGCAGATAGCATTACGATTGATCCGGCCGATACGCTTGAATACAACAGCGAAATTGGTGAACCGCACTGGCAAATGGCTCCGGAAGTACCTCGATGGATTTCTGGCGAAGCACAGCAGTTGGAAATGGAACTCGACGACATTTTCCATACCCACCAAACAACGCGAGGTGAAGCCCCTGGAGACCGTAACAGCGGTCTTGCTCTGTCGTTATTGGCCGAGAAGGACGACACTCCGCTTGGACCCATGGCTAAAGACCAGTCTGCCGGATGGGGCCGCATTGCCGAAATGACCCTTTCTCTTTACAGGATGAATGCAGAAAGTACCGGCATCACACGCAATACGATGTTGATTACCGAAAACGGTGTTCCTTTACAGGTTTCCTGGAATGCCAAAGACATTGACGCTAAGCCTGTTGTTTTGGTTCCGATGGATGCCACAATGCCACGAAGCAAGATTGCCACACAGTCAATTATTACCAACTTGGCCCAGCAATTCCCACTTGTGTTCCAAAACGTAGATCCAAAGTCTTTGTCAAAGATGCTCGATTTGCCGGACCCACGACAATTCTTGACCCAAATGGATCCAGACATTGCAAAAGCAGAGTGGGAAAACGGTCTTCTTATGCAGGGTATTCCTGTTATTCCAGAAGACTTCGACGTTCACGACGCCCACATCATGGAACACAACCGCGAACGCAAGTCTCCTGCTTACGAACTTGCAGACCCTGCGGTCAAACAAGTTATCGACATGCACATTATGGCCCACATGCAGTATCTATCAAATGAAACCGCAGCCGTTATGGCTCAGGCCGATCAGTCGGCAATGGGCGAGATGCAGGATCCTGGACTTACAGCCTCACTCAATGCTGGTGTAGGCTTACCGTTACCTGAAAATGGAATGCTCCAGGAAGAAGACATTATGGAAGAAGATGCCATGATGACTGGCGCAGTGCCAGAAGGTTCTATGCCCCCAATGGGTATGGAAGAAATGATGGGTGGTATGCCCGGAATGGAAGGAATGTAAATGGAGTCAGAACAGACAAACTTTACCGATTATGTAACAGATACATCGCCAGCTTCAGAAGCAGGCGTTGAAGAAGCACCGGTCGGTGACGTAAACTGGGAAGAACGCTATCGATCAGAGGTTCAGGACCGCATTCGCGAACGCGAGCGGTATAAGCCTATTCGACAGGTATTTGACCAAATGCACCCTGACGACGCTGCTGCTGTGCAAGGTTTTGCTCAAGCATGGGCTGCCGGTGATCAAGATACAGCCGTTCAATGGATGATTGAGAATGCCAAGACCCTTGCAGGCGATAAGTTCTATGACATTGCTGGGGTGAATAGCCGTGGTCAAAGTCAGCACGAAGTGTTTCAAGAAGCAATCGAGGACAGCCGCCAAGCGAACCTAACGCCTGAACAAGTAGCTCAGGTAGTAGAAGAACGTATGGCTATGTTCCAGCATGAGCAGATTGTTCACCAATACGAGGTGGAGATCGAGCAAACACTGCAGGAAGCTGGGTACGACCCTAATAGCCCTCTTGCTATTGCAGCCATTTCTGCTGCTCAACAACGTGAAGATCTTGACCTTACAGCCGCTATTGCAGATATTGAAAATCAAATCTTGCAACAAGCTCAGTCTATTGTTCAGCGCCGTCAAAACCCATCTGCTGGTATGCCATCAACCGCACCAAACGGAATGGCACCGGTAATGAATACTGGCAACATGTCGCCACGTGACCGAGCTATGGCTCGTTTGGGTCAACAAGGACTCTAGGTTACTTGACAACGCACTGTGTGCGTATAAGATATATGTATCTGTTCTGGATGGTTCAGATGTACATAGTCACCACAAAGGCACGTTGGCAGAAGCCAAGCGCCCCGATGTTCGGAGAACTAGGGATCGCCAGGTAGTGGGTCTAACCAACTCAATCCAACAACTTCAACATTAAGGAATTTTAGACATGCCCGCAAGTCTTTCCACCGTTGATGCAATCCTTAAGGACGACTACAAGGATTACATCGATCAACTCAACCAGGCAACGTTTCTTCTCTCGCAGATCGAAACTCGCCGCGATACCGTCACGGGCCGTATTGCCCGTCACGCAATCCACCTCGGCCGCTCGTCAGGCGTCGGCGCTCGCGGAGAAAATGGCACTCTCCCGACAGCCGGTAACCAGGCGTATGCAACCGTTCCAGTACCAGTAAGATACGTTTACGGACGTATTCAGCTTTCCGGACCAACCATCCGTCAGGCAGTCACAGACCGTGGCGCATTTGTTGATGCACTTGATGCAGAAATGAGCGGCATCCGTCGTGACGCAATGAAGGACGTTAACCGTCAGCTCTGGGGTACCTCGAACGGCGTTATCGCCCAGTGTGGAACCACATCAAGCTCAACCACAGTCGTGTTGGCATCGACCACGGGAACAACCGCTCTTCGCAACTTGTTCTTCGATGGCGGCATGGTTGTTGACATTGGTACTGTTGCAGCACCAACCACAATTGCATCTGCTCGTACGATTACATCTGTTGACGAATCGGCTAAGACGGTTGTTATTTCTGGTGCTACTGTTTCCACAACATCATCTCACTTCTTGTTCCGTACCGGAGCTGGTGGCGCTTCTAGCAACACCGGTCAGCCAGGTGACGGTCAGATCGAGTTGACAGGTATTCAGACCATCGTTGACGACAGCGCAGTCCTGCACACGATCAACCCATCAAGCCAGCCAAAGTGGAAGTCATACGTAAACAGCAACAGTGGAACAAACCGTGCCGTTACCGAGACTCTCATCACCGGCTCGATCATGAAGGCACTCATCAACAGCGGCAAGAAGCCATCTCTTCTTGTTTCTTCCGAAGGCGTTCACATGTCGGTAGCTAACTTGTTCTTGTCGCTCAAGCGCAACATGGAACAAACACAGCTTAAGGGTGGCTACGCAGGTATCCAGTACTACTCACCATCAGTCTCCGGACAGGGTGACGAAGGCCCAACAGTTCTGTACGCAGACTTCGACTGCCCAAACAACCGCCTCTACGGTATTAACCCAGAGTCGCTTGTATGGCACCAGGTTGGAGAAGGCTGGCAGTTCATGGACCTCGACGGTGCAGTGATGAACCGTAAGCCAGACCTCGACGCCTACGAAGCAACGTTGACCTGCTATGCGGAACTCGCATGTAAGCAGCGCAACAGCCACTTTGTGATCAAGGACCTCACGGAGACCACGATCTAAATGGCAGCATCGGTTAGCATTGTTACGGGACCAGAAGTTCCTGGAAACCGTAAGTTTGTGACAGCGACAGTCACATTCGACTCGTCGTACGCGACCGGGGGGGAAGCTATCACGGCTTCTTCCCTCGGTCTTGACCGACTTGACTTTATTTGGGCAGTTACTCAGGACGGCTATGTACCTTCATGGAATGGTTCAACAACCGCTCCTAAGGTAAAGCTTTACTGGGTGGACACGACAACAGACGGTGCCGCTCTTGCAGAGGTTCCTAGCACTACAGACGTTTCAGCTGTAGTGGTTCGAATCTTCGCCTTCGGCGCTTAAGGTGTTGGCCTGGGTGGGGCTTTTCTCTCCTTTCACCCACTCAGGCCAGCTTCACCCTTTGGAGGAATTATGAATAGAGCTAGCGATCTAATTTCGCAACACATCCCTGGAGCTGAACAATGGGCAGAAATCTCCCTGGATGTTTATAACATCTCAGAACGCATTCGCAAAGGCGATGAATCTGGCTGGCGTGGCGACCCCAGCGCTAGTGTTATGTTCAACCCCATGACACAACAATTTGAAGTATGGCTGGTCGACGATCAGAACACCCCATACATTGCTTGCAGTGGCCCACGCTGCGACCACTCTTTGATTGTCAAGCTTATTGAAGGCGACTGGCAAAAAGGCAAAAGGCTTTTAGAAGAGATCCAGAAGAAGAATCGAGAAGCTCGCGATCGAGAAATGAGTCTTCAGCGCGACATGTCTGAAGAACTAGCCGACAAGATGCACTATGCTATTATTAAAGACATGGGCCATCTTGAGGGTGGAACACGACGTCAGCACTCATTTAATACGAACAAGAAGAAATAATGGCCACTTACTCAGCATCCAATTCTAAGTACATTACACTTGTTGCAAACACGGTAGACACGGTTACGCTCACTGGCACCGGTAATGTTATCCGTTTTGTAACAACATCCGGTACTTCTAGTGCCTATTTTACCGTTGTTCCAACCGGTCAAACCCCCACTGCTGCAACCGTTGCCGGTGACAATACCTATGTAACAGTTCACGCAGCTCCCGGATACATTGATATTCCTTGGAATGGTGGCGGAGCTGTTATCAGCATTATTAGTTCTAGTACACCAACTGTTGGGGTGATCCTCGTCTAATGGCCACACCGGCAGAGCAGGACCTTGTTGTAACAAGAGGCGACACCATGACCGTTAACGTCACCATGACAACAAACGGGACTACACCGATCAACATTACTGGTCGGGTATACACATCGATGGTTCGAGCCAACTACGACGACCCTACAGCTGCAGCCAGCTTTGTATGCACTATTGTTAGCGGTGCTGCCGGTACGCTTCAGCTTGTTATGAGCGCAGCTAGCACGGCCCTCCTTGAGCCTTACAACTATTACTGGGACTTGCAAGAAAATGCTTCCGGGATTATCACTACTGTTTTAGCTGGAGCTTTTGTAGTACTCCCTGACGTTACGAGGTCGTAATGCCGACCAATGACGTAACC